ATTAGCATGCGTGCCATGCAATCTCACAGCCGAACCGTTTTTAGTAAACAATAAACCTGGTGTAACAGCAGTAATGGTAAGAGCTGTGACATTAGTACTGAAGGTTAGTATTGCTTCAATCTGTCCATTCGGAGCAAGACAATATATAGGGATCGAACAAGTGTGAGACCCACTCACAAACCTGATCACTTCATTACTTGGAGTTGCTGGACCGCCTGGAGTCCTCAAGGCGGAGAGTTTGTTATGGCGATCAGAATTAATCAACGTTAAACTCTCAACAATAGAAACTCCTTCAGTAATCAAGGGATAAGTACACTCTGGCGTAGGAGAAGGAGTAGGCTTTCCTGAAGGTGGAACTGTGGCAGGTCGTGATGGAGCAATAGTTGGATCTATTGGAATTGACGTGCTGGGAGCGCCAGTGAAACTTTTCGTTGGAGGAGCTGTTACGAGAGGAGTAGGCCCCTTTGTAGGAATAACAGTTGCAACTGGCGTAGGTAGTTCCGTAGATGCTGGCGGAGTAGGAGAGAAGAAAGGCCATACCGAGGGAGCAGAAGTGGGTACTGGTCCTGATGTCTCCGGAACTGGAGTAGTCTGAGCTCTGCTCCCTGAGCGAATGTCCACTGTAGGGATATCATTAACGATCTCTTCCAAAGGTTCATCATTCCAATCATAATCCATTACCCCATCGTCACTAGTAACGTGAAATGTTAGATCATTTGAAGGACGAGAATTAACTAGATCTGTGACACTTGATGCAGGCGCCAACGTGACATTCTTCAGATTCGCAATAGTTTCTCTCATATACTGCATATCTTCATGTGCGCGAACATATAGATTTATACTAGCCTTCACATCCATTGCACCAACAGCCACGGGAGGGGTTTGACAACGAATAGTGAGACGACCACAATGCATATTAGGATCGAAAGGAGCCGATCTACCTCTCAATTGAGTGTTTCCATCATGAGAGACGAACGTGTTCAGCATATTTTTGTTCGACATATAGTTGCAAGTGAAGGAGGCAGTCCGAGTGAATTTGTCAAAAACCACAATTTTTGTTTCACACACTGTGATGTCTGATTCTTGCCCCGAAATAGGATAGGGATCAAAGAGAAATTGGAGAGTCATGGAAGTCTGCTGACTCTGGATGACCTCAACATCAAAAATAACTGGTCCCCTCCATTTCTCACAAAACATGCCTGGAATCCCACTACCAGTGAGGATAAAATTCGTGCCCGAGTTCAGGTATTGTGCTGGGTTTAGCTCTGATACCAAGTGACAAGGTGTCACATTTACCGAATCCAGTTCTGTACCTGGAATAGTAGAGGAATCCAAAGTCAGAGTACCAATGTAGGAGCTTATCTTCTTGAGGTGCATAAAATCTAGAGTATCATCACTTTCAATCCCATTTGCCTCAATGTGCCTGGGGGTCTCTTGGTGACTTGCCATGCACAGAACAGATATGTGACGCTCTCCGTCTGCATTGGGCATGTTGATTGCAAGTCTTGGTACTACAGATTCTCCTCCTCCTTTCTCGACGCTGGACCACCCAGCCAAGTAGGCCAGGCCTCCAGTAGCTGCAGAAACTGTTGAAGCGACTTCACTGGCCAATGCCAAACCTGAAGAAAAGGGGGCAGTTCGCACAGCTAGTTCGCGCATCAAAGTAGAAAATCCAATAAGTTTACTGCTGAAAGTTTCTTCACCGGCTAAGGCGATATGTGTTGTAGTTCCACTCACTACCACATTTTCTAGATTCACACGAATATTGAGGGTGATAGGTCTGACACCTCCAAGAGCATGGGTGTAGGGAATCTGAGTAAACATAAAAACTTCCAGGTATTTGTCAAGCTCCTCCTGATTGATCAGCATCAAATGATGGGGGTAAAAGAAAGGGATTACTATCTCAGCAGTCTGTGCCCCTTCACCTATATTGATCCGCAAATGGCGACGATTGGAAAGTTTACAAAATCTGATATTTTGAGTCAAGATCAGATCGTCGACTGTCTTATCCAATGCGTATCGCCACCCCACTATCACTTGAGCTGCCTGTGAAGGGATTTCCGCCCACTCAAACTTGATGCGCACATCCGCACGCATGGAAGGAACATTTCTGAATTTGTCTGCCATGGATGGGTGATTTAGGACTTCTGAAAGAGGCTTGAATCTATGGGTCATGTAAGTAGCAATTTCGAGCTGCACAGGGTCTATGGAGACACTTCTAGTCAAAAATTTCGATAGCTCAGTAACTTTCACTGTCGGAGCCACCCAAGCACTCTCAGAAGTGGAGGAAGGCTGTACCACAGCCATCAACTCTTCGTTGGTTTGCACGAGATCATCGCCTGACATGGCAACTTGGGTGATTGGAGGAGGCTCCCAGAACTTATGTTTCTTCATGTCAGGAAGAAACTCTGGACGCTCATAATACTTATCCCATAGTCTGCCCCATATATCAGTGTGGGCACCAATGTTCCCCCTTTTTCCATGATCAAGCCAGTATTCCTTTTCATTCTCTTTCCGAATAGCTATAAACTGATCATAGGACTGGGTGATCGTTTCGGGACAAGCGATGTTGGCATCTCTGAACGCAGCAAGAACTCCAGTTATCGTGATACTTCGTCCTGAGGGAGTAACCAAGGTTCCTCCAGTTTGTAACCAATCATAAGCTTCTCTTCCATGGTAAGCTGCTTCGAACAATATTCGCTCGCCAATATCGAGATTTTGCATCACACATCCTCTCTCATTTTCACTGTAGAATATGCATGCTTTGAAAAGCGAATCAGGACCGTGGGCTCCGTACGTACTACCCAATTCGGGATTATAAGTTGGAAATGTCTTTAAGAAACTCGTATCGGCTGCATGGATGAATTGAATCTCTGAACCCTTGTTAGCATCTGTAATTTTGAGCCCAACCTTATCACAAATTCTTTTGCATACTTCAGGATTCCAACCCCATTCTCCAGTGAATTCATCGGAATTGGTACCTCGAACATCATCTCCGAGCGATTCAATGAATATGTTGTCATGAATTTCTTCATTACTAGGATGCTTCAAGGATGGATCCTCCGCGAGCTTCTCCTCTATACATATCAACACTGTGTACAACACATCCATAATCGATCGAAAACCATTGTCTTGGGCCGTGATTGAGACCCCACTGCCAAAGACATTGATCAGACACATCAGAACTCCGTTGGCTTTGATCGGAGCATTGACCAATTCCATGCAAAGTTTCTCCAATAACTCTTGGTCGGGTTTTGACCACCCAAAAAGTTTAGCGAGACTGAGCCACACTTTCATCGACATCTCACGAAGGCTTCTACTTTGTGTCACGTCCCACTTAGAAAAATCAAACGCATAAGAGTTGTTCACAAAATTAGGCTGGAACATTTTGGCATGATCATCGGCCCAATCGGGACCCATCACGTCTTTCGAAATGGCTGTATAGAAACAATCAGGCATCATGGAGACTAATGCAAGAAAAGGACCGAACATGGCTCGAACCATAAGGGCGTGGTAAAAACACGGATTTTGGAAACACCTCGCAATTGGAAGTTCTTTACCCTCTTCTTTCATAGGTCTCACCTCATCTTTGAGTAGCATTTGAAAGGGAAGACCAGTTTGCTCGCCATTTGCT